TCTGTTGTGTTCCCGCCACAGCGCAAGTGGGCCAAGCTGGAAGCTGGCTCTGACATCCCAATGGAGCGCAGACAGCAGGCGCAGGCCGTGCTTGAGGTCTACCAAGACAAGATGTTTACCATGCTGAACCAGTCCAACTTTGACATCGCCATGGGCGAGTTCTTGCTGGATCTGGCGGTCGGCACTGCTTGCATGATGGTGCAGCCGGGTGACGATGTGCAGCCGCTCAACTTCATCCCTGTGCCGCTGTTCTTGGTGAGCTACGAAGAGGGAGCCAATGGCCAAGTGGACAACGTCTACCGCCGTATGCGCATGAAGGGCGAGAGCATCCAGCGCCAGTGGCCAGATGCCGAGATCCCTGACGACATGGCCAGACGCATTGAGCAAAAGCCGACAGATGACATTGAGTTGCTGGAGGCCACCATCTACGACCACAAGCGTGGCGACTACTGCTACCACGTTATCGACAAGGTCTCCAAAGCCGAGCTGGTCTACCGCCGCCGCAAGATGAGCCCATGGGTGATCAGCCGCTACATGAAGGTGGCCGGTGAGATCTATGGCCGTGGCCCATTGATGACTGCCCTGCCCGACATCAAGACACTGAACAAGACCATTGAGCTGCTGCTCAAGAACGCATCGCTGGCCGTGGCTGGTGTCTACACCGCCGCAGACGATGGTGTGCTCAACCCCAACACGGTCAAGATCGTGCCGGGCGCGATCATCCCAGTGGCACGCAATGGCGGCTCACAAGGCCCAGCCCTGCTGCCCCTGCCACGGTCTGGCGACTTCAACGTCAGCCAGTTGGTGATCAACGACCTGCGCTCAAACGTCAAGCGCATCCTGTTGGACGAGTCGCTGCCACCTGACAACATGTCAGCCCGGTCGGCCACCGAGATCGTTGAGCGCATGAAGGAGCTGGCCCAGAACCTTGGCTCTGCCTTTGGCCGCTTGATCAACGAGACCATGATCCCTGTCACCGCCAAGATCTTGGAAGTGATGGATGAGCGTGGCCTGATCGACATGCCGCTGCGGGTCAATGGCTTGGAGGTCAAGGTCACCCCAGTGGCTCCACTGGCCATGGCCCAAAACATGGAAGAGGTCAACGCCATCATGCAGTACATGCAGATCAGCCAGACCTTGGGCACTGATGGCCAGTTGGCCATCAAGACCGACATGCTGGTGGACTACTTGGCCGACAAGCTGGGCGTGCCTGCCGCTGTGCGCAACACCGCAGCCGAGCGTGCCGTGCTCATGGAAGAGATGAATAACCAGCAGCAGCAGCAAGCCATTGCACAGGCCATGGCCATGCAGGCCCAAGCCGGTGCTGGTATGCCTGCGCTGCCTGCACCAGCCGGGATGCCAGCATGAGTTGGGACGAGATCAACGCCATTGGCGAAACCAGCGACATCCGTGAGGTTGACCAGAAGCGCGAAGACTTGGCCCGGCTGACCCTGCGGGTGTTTGGCTCCGAGGATGGCCAGAAGCTGCTTCAGTGGCTGCGCGACATGTATGTGAATGTGCCCATCGCCGTACCGGGCACTGACCCCTCACACGCCTTCTTTGCCGAAGGGCAAAGGACGGTGGTGCGGGACATCGAGGTACGGATTAACTCAGCAAGGAAACTATGACCGACACAGCAACCGTCGAGCCCGGTGGAACCGGCCTACTTGACAACGTGCAAGTGAGTGACGAAACCAAACCGGACAATCCCCAATCGGTCGAAATCGACCACAAAGCGGCAGCACCAGACGCGCCAGCGGCTGAAGACCCGCTTGAGCGGCCAGACTTTTGGCCCGAGAACTTCTGGAAGAAGGACTCCAACGAGCCCGATCTGGAAGGCATTGCCAAGAGCTGGTCAGATCTGCGCAAGCAAATCAGCCAAGGCAAGCACAAAGCCCCAGCAGACGGCAAATATGACCTGAAAGCCTTTGGCGAAGAGGGAGACACCAACCCCATTGCCACCACCCTGTCAAGCTGGGCCAAGGATAACGGCCTGTCTCAGGCTGCGTTTGATGATCTGGTTGGCAATCTACAGACCCAAGCCAAAGAGATCATGCAAGGCGACATGGTTGACCCGGCAGCCGAGATGAAGCAGCTTGGGCCCAACGCTGGCGCAATCGTCAACGGCATGGTGGACTGGGCTCGCGGTCTGGTCAACAAGGGTGTCTGGTCGAAGGATGACTTTGAAGAGTTCAAGATCATGGGCGGCACAGCTCGCGGCATCACCGCGCTGATGAAGGTGCGCGAAGCCTATGAAGGCCGAGTGCCCACCCAGAGCGCACCGCTGGAAGGAGCCCCCAGCAAGGACGAGCTCTACCAAATGGTGCAAGATCCACGCTACAAGACCGACCCCGGCTACCGGCAGAAGGTCGAAAAGATGTTTCACGCAAGTTTCAAATAATCTCTCCGAGGCAGGCAGTTGCCCCTTTGACCCAGCTCCGGCTGGGTCTTTTTTGTACAACACTCAATCATCCCTATTGCTTTTTCTAAAAAAGTCATACAATCGCGCCAAGGCCCACCGGGCAACCGACCCTTACCGCAGCGGATGCTGACGATTGGCTGGCGATACCAGCAAGCATTCGGCCCTGACTTTCAGGCTTACCGGCGCGAGAACCCTGTTTTTTCAACAACCGAATGAGGTATCCAAATGAGCATTTCTTTAAGCAATGCCTTCGTTACTCTCTTCGACGCGGAAGTCAAACAAGCCTACCAAGGTAAGGCAATGTTGGTTCCGGCGGTTCGCCAGCGTCGTGGAGTCGAAGGTTCAACTGTTAAGTTCCCCAAAGTGGGCCGTGGTGTTGCCACAGTTCGCGTTCCCCAAACTGATGTCACCCCTCTGAATGTTGGTTTCAGCACTGTCACTTTGACATTGGCTGACTTCAATGCAGCAGAGTACAGCGACATCTTCTCGCAAGCCAAAGTCAACTTCGACGAGCGCCAAGAATTGGTGCAAGTGGTTGCTGGCGCTATGGGCCGCCGTCAAGACCAAATGATTCTGGATGCCTTGAATGGCTCCAGCACCAGCTTGACCGTTGCTAACAGCATTGGTGGCTCAACAACCAACATGAACATTGCCAAGCTGCGCGAAGCAAAACGTCTGTTGGACAAAGGTAATGTGCCGCCTGATGGCCGTCACATCATCATCCACGCCAACGGTTTGTCCAACTTGTTGTCCGAAACCAGCGTGACCAGCTCCGACTTCAACAGCGTTAAAGCGCTGGTGCAAGGCGAGATCAACACCTACTTGGGATTCACTTTCCATGTGTTGGGTGACCGTTCCGAAGGTGGCTTGCCCATCGACGGCTCTCTTGACCGCACCTGCTTTGCATTCCACAAAGATGCAGTTGGCTACGGTGAAGGCATCGCAATGCGTACTGAGATCAACTACATCCCCGAGAAAACCTCTTGGTTGGTGAATGAAGTCTTCAGTGCTGGCGCTGTTGCTATTGACGATGAAGGTATCGTCAAGATCACCTGCCGTGAAACTTAATCTAGGAGACTGACATGGCTTTTTCTAGCACCGGCTTTAACACAATTGGTGGCCAATCAAAGGCTGGCAATGCACCATCGATTTATACCTACGCAAGCGCTGACGCACAAAGTGTGATCCGCGCTTCTGGTTATTTCAATTCGGTTGCATCCATCCTCAAAGTTGGCGACTTAATTTTCTGCTACTCGGCAACTGGTGGCACACCTGTAATGTCTACCGCTTATGTAGTCAGCAACGCCTCTGGCGTGGTTGACATCACTGACGGTGTGACAGTTACCGCAACCGATACAGATTAATTCTGAGTCGGAACAGTTGGGCCAGCCACTGAGTATTCGGGGGCTGGCCTTTCTCACATTGAGAGGTTCAAATGGCTGCTGGTGACACTGGTGTATCAATCTGCTCTGATGCCTTGCTCCTGATTGGGGCCAAGGCAATTTCGTCTTTTAACGATGGCACTGACGAGTCAAGCGTGTGCGACCGACTCTACCCAGACATTCGTGATTCCACCCTGTCCATGTACCCATGGAGCTTTTCGATGAAGAAGGTGCAACTTGCACAACTCATCACCACCCCAACAACTGTTTGGCGCTACGAGTACCAGCTACCGGGCGACAAGCTATCCAACCCGCGAGCTGTGTACAACAGCGCCAACCCCGGCAGCCCGGTCCAAAAAGACTGGGAGATCCAAGGCGACAAGCTGCTCACCAACCTGACCAGCGTCTTCATTGACTACCAGTACAGCGTGCCTGAGTACGCAATGCCCCAATACTTTGTGCAGCTCATGAAGTACATGGTTGCATGGCACATTGCTGAAACCATCACCGAGCAACAAGACAAGTCTGCCAAGTGGCAGCGCGTGGCCACTGGCGATGTTTCTGAGAATGGCCGTGGCGGGTACTTCCGCACTGCTGCCCAGATCGATGGCCAGAACAACCCTGTGCGCATCATTGAAGACTACAGCCTGATCGCAGTGAGGAACTGATGCCACGCTTTGTAGAGTTCACCACCAACTTTGCGACTGGCGAGCTTGACCCTTTGCTTCGTGCGCGGGTTGACCTGACCGCCTACAACAATGCGCTGGCCAAGGCCACCAACGTGCTGATTCAGCCGCAGGGCGGCCTTCGCCGTAGACCCGGCACAAAGCACATCTTTGAGCTGCCAAACAGCAGCACGCCAAGCGCTGGCAACGGCGTGCGGCTGGTGTCTTTCCAGTTCTCAGTGGCCGACAGCTACATGCTGTGCTTCACCCACAACCGCATGTATGTGGTCAAGAATGGCGCTGTGGTGGCCAACATCAATGGCACTGGCAACAGCTACCTGACCACCTCAATCACCAGCGACATTGTTGATGACATGTGCTGGACTCAGTCTGCTGACACCCTGATCGTTGTTCACCCTGACTTGCAGCCAGTGCGCATTACGCGAACCAGCGACACAGCTTGGACGGCCACATCAATCACGTTTGACAGCATCCCAAAGTATGCATTCACTTTGGCGGCAACCAACCCAGCGGCAACCCTGACACCCAGCGCCGTGTCTGGCAACGTCACATTGACAGCATCTGCTGGTGTATTTTCGTCAGGCAACGTCAACCAGTACGTCAACGTGGCCACACAAGGCCGCGCTCGCATTGTTGAGTACGTCAGCACCACTGTGGTCAAGGCAATCACTGAATACCCATTCTTTGACACCACTGCGGTGGCATCTGGTGGTTGGGAGCTTGAGACAGGCTACGTTGATGTGTGGTCTGCCGGTAAAGGCTGGCCGCGCACCGTGACCTTCCATGAGGGCCGCTTGTACTTTGGCGGCTCCAAGTCTCGGCCATCAACAATTTGGGGCTCCAAGATTGGCTTGTTCTTTGACTTCGTTCCAACCGAGTCGCTGGATGACGATGCCGTCGAGGCAACACTGGACACCAACGACTTGAACGTGATCACTGACATCATCAGCTCGCGTGACTTCCAAGTGTTCACCACTGGCGGCGAGTTCTTCATTCCGCAGGCTGGCACTGACCCTGTGACCCCGCTGACATTCACCTTCAAAAACGTGTCCCGCAATGGCATCAAGCCCGGCACGCGGGTGCAGTCGGTGGAGTCTGGCTCGATCTACATCCAGCGCCAAGGCAAGTCACTCAATGAGTTTGTGTTCAACGACACGCAGCTGACCTACATCACCCAGCGCATCTCGCTGCTGTCTGGCCACTTGCTGAAGGGGCCGCAGCGTGTTGCTCTGCGCAAGGCATCCAGCACCGAAGAGGCTGATTTGTTGTTGATGACAAACACCGACGATGGCAGCATGGCTGTGTTCAGCATCATGCGCAGCCAACAGGTGACCAGCCCATCTGAATTCACAACCGATGGCAGCTTCATTGATGTTGGTGTTGATGTCAATGCAATCTATGTTGTTACCAAGCGAACATTCAACAGCGTTGACAGATACTTCATTGAGCTGTTTGGCTTTGAATATTTCACCGACTGCGCATTTGTCGGTGGTGCAGCAGCCAGCGCAAGCGGCCTGCCCCATATCGCCAAGTCACTGAACGTGATTTGCGATGGCTCACCACAAGGCAACGAGACCGTGAGCGGTGGCGGCGCTGTGACCTTTGACCGTTCAAGCACAACCAGCTACGAGGTTGGCCTGCCAATTACTGTCTATGTGAAGACCATGCCTGCCGAGGTCAAGCTGCAAACCGGCAGCCGGGTGTCGTTCAAGAAGCGCATTGTGGAGATCAGCGCTGTGGTCAACAAGACTCAGAACTTGATCATCAATGACCAGCCTGTGGCTTTCAGATTGTTTGATAACCCCATGCTGGATGACCCGATCCCAGAATTCACCGGCATCAAGCGCGTCAATGGCGTGCTTGGCTACAGCCGCGAGCAATCCATTGTGGTGTCGCAAGATCTGCCGGTCAAGATGAACCTGCTTGGCTTGGACTATCGCGTGGCTGTTTTCTCAGGAACATGACATGGCAACATCAGTAACCCCCGGCGATGTGACTGGAGTAGCAGGCCTGATTGGCGCATACGGCGAAGCCGAGGCGCAAAGAGCTGCGGCAATCAACCAGCAAACAAGTTACTTGCTGCAAGCGCGTGACACGCTGGCTGTGGCCGAAGTGCGTGCGGATATGTCCGAGCAGTATGCAACGATCCAAGCTGGGCGCACCATCAAGAAGGCTGAGATCGAGGCGCAGAACTACACCATCGCTGGCAACACCCTGCTGAAGAACATGCGAGCAACCAACGCTGCTGTGCGCGCAAGGGCTGCTGCAAGCGGCGTGGTGCTGGGCGAAGGATCTGTCCAAGCTGTGCAGCGTGAGAACGTGGCCGCAACCATGCGCGATGTTGGCATCTCTGATTTGAATGCATTGACTGCAAGGGTGCTTGGCTTTGAAGATGCCAGCGCCATGCTGCAATCCAATGAGTATCAGAACTACTTGAACCTGTTTACAGCACAACGGCAAGCCGGTCAGTTTGAACAAGCTGGCGCAGCAGCTCGCAAAAGAGGCGGCATTCTTTCCACTGCAACGCTGCTCAAGGGTGGCGTTGAATATTTGAAAGTCAAATAAGCATGGCCACCAGAATCGAATCAGGACAAATGCAATTGCGATCTGTTGGCGGTGTGCCGATGGCCCAAGTTCAGCAGCAACAGGTTGACTATGTCGGGCCACGCGAACAAGCGCAGACGGCAAATGTGTTGGCTCAAGTTCTTGACCGCATGAGCGCGAGCGCCTTCCAGATGGCCGGGCAGATGCGCCAGCAAGAAGGCTTGCAGTTTGCCGCACAAAACCCGCTGACATCCGAGCAGATCGAATCTGCCAAAGGTGGTATCACTCTGGGCATGGGTGGTCGCGGTGAGACATCTTCGATCAGCAGCACAAGCTCAATGAACTTCTTTGACCAAGCTGTGGCCAAGGCTCGCAGCCTTGAGCTGTCTGGTCACTTTGAGATCGAAGGCCGCAATGAGCTGGTCAAGTTATTGGCTGGTGTTGAGGATGGTAGTGTTACATCTGCTCAAGTGAGCGACAAGATCAAGACCATGACAGATGGCTACTCAAAGTCGCTGGCCAACATTGACCCAGAAGCCTCGATCAAGTTCCGAGCCACCATGGCTACGCATGGCAACACCGTGCTGAATGCCGCTTACAAAGAAGAGTTGCAGCGCAAGAAAGCAAAAGACATTGCTTTGTTTGACTCTGACTTTGATAACAATATTGCACTTCTTGAGAAAACAATTTCGCAGGGCTTTTGGATGGAGAAGGGTCAGAAACGATCCATTGATGAGCTTGTTGCTGTGTTTAGATCAGACATATATAACCAGTCATTATTACTTGGTGACAAAGCTATACAGATTGAATACAGCACCAAGTTTGAGGCCGCGCTGCGCACCGCCAAGATCAACTCTGTGACCAAGGCTTTGATGTCCGACGAGAACATGGTTGACCCAGAGCGCACCCTGCAAAAACTCAAAAGCGGCGACCTTGGCGACATGAGCCCGGTGCTGCAACAAATGATTGTCAACGACTTTGATGCCGTGGCCAAGGTGACCGCCAACTACATGGTGGCCGTCAACAACCGCAAGTCAGTCGCTGATGCCAAGGCCGCAGCAGACAAAAAGCAGGGCGAGGCCCAAGCCATCAACTTGCTGGAGCAGATCTTCCCGCTGCCTGATGGCAGCCCCAAGAAGAAGCAGCTCATTGGCCAGCTCACTGCACTGCCGGAAGGGTCTGTGCCGATTGGCACGCTGAAAGACCTGCTGGCTCCAAGCGGTGAAGGCAACGCTGCCGTCAACTTCAACCTGTTGGCTGGTATCTACAACAACACCATCACCAGCCCAGATCAGATCTGGTCGCTGGTCGGCAAAGGTATCACCGGCAAGGACGCTGTGACAGCTCTGAAGCTGCTGCAAAGCGAAGATCGGCGCGACAGCTCAGAGCTTGATCGCGGCATCTCCCAGCTCTCTGGCATCCCAGTGATCCCCGGCAGCGTGGTGGTGATTGACCCCAAGGGCGAGGAGTTCAAGCGCCGATCACAGCTTCAGTCGCAAGCGTTGCAAATCCAAGCCGCAGCGGCTGCCGAAGGCAAGACGCTGACACCGCGCCAGATCCTGACCCAGTTGGAAGACAACATCGCCAAGACTCGCAACACCGAATCAGCCAAGGCGGCAAGGAAGTCGCTGGAAGTGTTTGAGAAGTTGGAGTGGGTCAATGGGCCAATCAATAGCAACACGCTGCCAGCTCTTGAGCGCAAAGCAGGCACTGACAAGAAAAAACTGCAAGAGGTCAACCGCATCAAGCAATTGTTGCGACAAGCGAATGGAGAACAATAATGGCCTACAGCTCAATTGAAGACAAGTACCTGTCGGCCCTGACCGCTGTCCAATTCCCTGACATGCCTGTCGAGCCTGCAATGCCAGAGCAGACCATGCCCGGCAGACAAGAGGGTGACATCATGCTGGCCGAGGCTGGTGCTGGTCGCGGCTCTTACGAGGGTTTCAGCCCACGGCAGGCCCAGCTCAATGCCGTACCACCGGCAGAGATGAAAGCATTTGAGCCAACTATCAAGCAAAGCCTTGCTGACTATTTGCAAATGAGCTTTGAAAAACTTGGCATGGATCGAAACAAAGCTCGCAAGAATGCTCAGACATTGATTGGCGGCGCAAGCAGCAACCTACCATTGGATGTCGGGCTGGCTGACTTTTTGCCATTCCTTGGAACAACTATGCAGATGGAAGAGTCTGGGATCATGGCTGGTGAAGCCTACCAATCTGCCAAGCGTGGTGATTACGGCACTGCTGCAATGCAAGCTGGCGGTGCTGCTTTGGGCCTTGTACCGGGCGCTGCCAGCACGATCAAGGCAGCCAAGCCATTGGTTCCAAAAGCCGCAGAGATGATCATTGAAGGCGCTGAAAGACTGGGCACGCCAGTGCGGGGTCTTGGCATTGTGGAGCCCGGCCCAAGCACAGCGCAAGGGCCAATACAACTTACCCGCCAAGAAAAGAGTGCGGTTATCGCGGCTGCCAATCGCAATCCAAATTTGCGCAAAACAGCAACAGCGGCTGTTGAAGGATTGCATTCCAATTACCCTGTGGCTGATGGCTGGACACCAATCGAAGCAAACAAGATCACCTTCAAGACAGGCAAAGCTGGTGACAGTCTGGCCGAAATAGAGACAACCAAAATCCCTTATGACTTCCACACGCCGCCAGAAGGTGTGCCAAAAGAGGCGTGGCAAGCGACATTGTCATCTGGCTTGGTGGATGAGGTGCAAGCTGTAGTAAGCCGTGCGGCATCAGGTGATCAGGCTGCAATTGACATCTTGAGCCAAGCAAGTTGGTATCGATCAATGCGCGATAGATTGCGTGCAGAATTTGGCGGCACTGCTGATGTGTTTGCTGATGTGCTTGGCACAACTTCAGCGCAAACTGGTGTTGAGCAAAACTTTGACAATGCCGTTGAAATATTGCGCAGGTTCAGCCGTGGCGAGTATGACAATGAGCTTGCTGCATTTGAAAAGCGCATTGCCTCTGGCAAGCCTATTGATGGCAAGACTTTGACAGAGCTGCACAAGAGCGGTGAATTCCCGCTGATTACAAAAGCCAGCGGTCAATTGTTCAATGCAAACAGCCCATCGTCTATGGGCGCTTTGATGGACATGTTCCGATCAATCAAAACTGGCGACTCTCCAAAAACTCCAAACTTCACAGGCAATTTGATTGGTCTGACAAAAGAAGCAACCGTTGATGTGTGGGCGGCACGCATGCTGCGCAGGCTGGCTGATTTGCCGCGCATCCCACCACCTGCTGAAAAGGGCGTGGCTGGCAAACACTTGGTTGGTTCATCTTTGTACGATCCAAAAGTTGGTAGCGAGTTTGGCTTTGGTCAAGATGTATTCCGCGAAGCTGCTGATGAGATCAATAAAAGCGGAATGCTCAAGAGCGTTGCCCCGCAAATTGGCGACCTTGGACCAGATGACCTGCAAGCAGTTGCATGGTTTATCGAAAAAGAAAACTGGACAAAGAACGGCTGGACAACCAAAGCTGGTGAAGGCGGCTCGCTTGACTATGAAATGTCATTGGCAGGCGCGGCAGATCAAGCGGCCATCAAAGATTTGCGCCGTGAGATAAATGCCGGATTTAAGCCACCAGCACAACGCAAGACAGAAACAGATGCCGATTATTCAACTCGCGTGCAAGAAGCAAAAGTTGCATTTGATGCAAACAAAGCAGCCAAGCAGCAGCAGTTGGCAGGCATGCAATCAGATGTTGAGCGATACACGCTTGGTGTCTCTGGCGAGCGGCCCGGCAAACCAATGAGCAACTATGCGCAGGCCGAGCTGGCTGCTGAGTTTGATGACGTTGTGCGTGATGACGCAAGTGTCGTTACATATAACTTGGCCAACACATATGGCTCTTTTATGGGAGACACAGAGCGAGCTTTGAATGCCGAATTTGTTGTGCGTCAAAACTTCAACCCTTCATCACTTGAGCGCCGCATGGTTGAACAAGGGAAGACCTACGACCAAGACGCTGTCTTCATTTCCAAAGTAGTCCCAGACGGCGCAAGTCCAAACGCAAGACCCGGTGTTGAAATTTATTTCAAGCAGAAGATGAGCCCAGATCAAATGGCTGCGGTCACAGCAAAGCTGCGCCAATATGGTGTTGATGGGTTTACCTATGTGACAGACATGCGCTTCAGTGATCGCATCAATGTGCAAGCTCGAGCTGGTGGGGCTGAAACCGCAGGCTTGAATGGACTACGTTTTCAGTACATTCCTGAGTTTGACGAGGGTTTCACCGAGGCTGGCAGGGCTGCTGCAATGGCCGACAAGCAGCGCCTATTCAATCAGGTGGTGCGCGATATAATGAAAGAAGGCAACGTGTCAGATGCCCGGTTGGTGTACTACGACACGAAGGTCTATTTTAGGAGCGACTACGATGCTTACCTTGCAGGAAATGCTGGACGAAGAGATCAAGCTGGAGGGGGAAAACAGCCCGCTGGTGCAGATGTTGCGCAACCAGATCGAAGCGGAGAAGTCGGGAAAGACTTCACAAGAGCTGTATCTAACAGGCTCCGTAAAAAGACAACCAGCAGCAAACCCTCAACAGTAAATCGGGGCGGTGTCGCTCCTACCTCTGGAGCTGAATAATGGCCATCGAACAAAAGCCTCTTGAACAACGACTTGGCCAGATTCTGCCGGGTGCTGCTCCAAGCACACCTGTTGAAGACATCCCCTTAGAGCCCATGCCCGGCGCTGATCAAGGCGCTGAGACCGAGATGCCATTGACTGCCGAACCCGGCACGCCATCCATGGAGGAAGGCATCCAAGTCGCTGGGCCCATCGATGCTGCCATCCGCAAGCTGATCACCAAGCAAGCCACCAAGGCCGAGCGCAATCTGGTTCCAGATGCCGCACGCGCCCTGCCCGACGAGCTGCCTGATGCGGCCAAGGCTGGCCGGTTCAAGCTGATTCCAGAAGCCAGTCAAACGCTGACCGAGGAGGTTGGCCGCGCTGTCAGCCGCCGTCAGACATTTGGCATCACCGAAGGCAAGCCCGGCGGCACGCCTGATGAACCTTTCAACTTGTCCCGCTACGCAACCGAGGATGCCGCAGCCATTGTGGGCGGCGTGGCTGACGCGCTTGGCATCAAGACCAAGGCGGTGACCTTTGAAGAGATTAAGGCCAAGGCAGCCGAGTCCGGCATCAGCGAGGGATTCCTGTCCCGCTTGATTGGCAGCGATGGCCGGATGATGGCCAATGCCGTCGAGACCTACAAAGCGCTTGAGGTGCTGGAATCCAGCGCCAATGAGCTTGATAAGTTGTTCAAGATGGTTGATTCTGGTTTGGCCACTGATGTTGACAAGCTCAAGCTGCGCCAACAGATCGCCTTCCACGGCCTGATCCAGCGCGGTGTCAAAGGCATCCAGACCGAGACCGCCAGATCGCTGGCTGTGTTCCGCATTCCCCGCGATGGCAACGCTGCTGTGGTGCGCCAAGTGATCGACGAATACGGCGGTGACGCAGCCCTGTCTGACATGGCCAAGTCTTACCTGACTATAGAGTCGCGTGCTGCTCGCAATGCCATGGTCGAGAAGTCAACCATGTCCGGCTTGAAGGATGTCTGGTTCACCACCTACATCAACGGTTTGCTGTCCAGCCCTGTGTCGCACGCCAAGAACATTGTGTCCAACACCATGTTTGGCTTGTATCAGATCCCAGAGCGGCTGATTGCGTCCTTCTATTCCAACACCCTGCCACCCGGCGTGCGTTCTTGGAAAGCCCTGACACCCGGCAGCGAGGCCGACAAGATCGCCTACGACGAAGCACTGACCATGATCCAGTCGCTGCGCAATGGTCTGGTCGAAGGCTTTGATCTGGCCAGCACTGCGTTCAAGAAGAACCAGCCCAATGACCTGATGAGCAAGATTGAGGCGCAGCGTGGCGGCGAGTTGCCATCCATCAGCTCTGCTGCCTTTGGCATTGAGCAAGACAAGTGGCTGGGCAAGGCGATCGACTACTACGGCACAGCCGTCACCCTGCCCGGCAGAATGCTCATGGCTGAAGATGAGTTCTTCAAGGGTGTGATGTACCGCATGGAGCTCAACACCCAGATCACACGCCGCAGCAAGTCGGTCTACCGTGATGCTCTGGACTCTGGCATGTCAGAAGCTGACGCGCTGGCCAAGGCTGAAGCCGAGGCGGTCAGCCTGTTCCAGAATCCTCCCCGCGATCTGGATGAAGCCGCTGCCTTGTTTGCCCAAAAGGGCACATTCACAGCCGAGCTGCCGCCAGCGCTCAAGAGCTTGCAGCAAACCTTCAACCACCCGGCACTCAAGGTGATCGTGCCGTTCTTCAAGACCCCTGCCAACATTGGTTTGCAGGTTATTGAGCGCACCCCGTTTGCCCCGCTGTCATCCCAGTGGCGCGAAGAGATCGCCAAGGGTGGCGTGTACCGCGACATGGCCTTGGCCAAGGTAACGCTTGGCTCTGCTGTGCTGGCCACCTTTGCCGCCATGTCTGCTGAAGGCAGCATCACTGGGCGTGGTCCATCGCGCAAGGCTGACCGTGAGGCTTTAATGCGTGACGGCTGGCAACCCTACTCGCTCAAGATTGGCGACAAGTACTACAGCTACAACGGCATGGAGCCGGTATCTGCAATGATGGCCATCGCTGCCGACTACGCTGAGTACGCCAAACATGAGCCCGATGCCAGCAAAGTCGAGGAGGTATTCCTTGGTGGAACCTATGGTTTGTACGAGTTCCTCAAAGAGCAGCCTTACCTTGCCGGTGTGGCCGATGTGGCCAAGCTGATTGGCACAAACCAGCAGGGTCAGGTTGACGGCAAGAAGATTGTCGATGGTCTGGTCAAGCAGTTCGGTGGCTTTGTGATCGGCGGCTCACCTATTGGCGCTTACAGCTCAATGCTGGCTGGCATCGAGCGCCTGTCTGACCCGACCAACCGTGACACCCGCGCCAGTCCTGATCTGCCCATGGGCGTGCGCGGCTT